GCTATATTACTTCAGGCTGATGCACTGTCCCCACCGCTGCCGTCACTGCCGCTACCATCACCAGCACTGCTGCTACTGCCGTCACTGCTGCTACTGCCACCCTCACCCTGGCCCCCGTCGCCATTGCCGCTGCTGCTAAATCCACCACCGCTGTCTCCGCTGCCGTACAGAAAATCTGACGAAGTATAACTGGGGACGATATACACTGCTGCCAGACCAGGGTCACCCCATGACGTTTGATCCTGGTTAAACGTGATTGAGTTACTACCATTGATGCTGCGCCAAACACCTGCTATCTTTACCCATGTTGACACACGGTTGTTGAAGGAGCCAGCTGACTTAACCCTGGGGCGTATGCGTTTATATTCGCCCTGCTGTTTGACATAAAATCCGCTGTTTCGATAAAATGTTAACTCAACCAATCCTGGTCCACCATTGGTACCAGTATTTCCACCACGACCTACCCCGTCCTGGTAACCAGTGACACCGGTGCCACCAGCAGTTTGATTTGTTGTATATTGACCAACAGTGAGTGGTTGTAGATTTTCCTGGTTATTACTACCTGTTGCACCAGCAAGTGCACCTACATCACCAAATCCAACCGTGCCCCCAGCACCGCCAGCTCCGCCGCCGCCTCCGCCGCCAGCTCCGCCACCGTCCCCAGGGTGTGACTGACCCGCTATCCCCTTGCCCTGATCTGCTGATGCGACTTGATCTTTTTGCTGATGATTAAAATTGTTTCCTGCGTTTTCCCCGGCACTATAATTTCCACCACCGCCGCCGCCTGCGCCACCCCCTGCTATCGCAAGTATGTTACCACCAATACGAATAACAGTGGCGCCGCCGCCCCCACCCCCGCCGCCGCTCCAGCCACGCGGTCCAGGCCTACCACCAGCCCCGCCACTGTGCCCATTTAAACTTTTTCCGTTATCCCCGCCTGCACTATACCCACTGATACCGGCTGCGCCGCCGCCGCCCACAAATATTTCAATGAGCTTGCCAGCTTGTAAAGGATTAATTATGCCCTGAACAAATCCTCCGCCAGCCCCAGCGCCGCCAACCTGACTATCATTACCGCCACCACCACCGCCGGCCCCCCATATTTTATATTCTAATAGATAGTTAAACCCATCTGCGGGCATGGTTTGAAAATATCGACCACCAGAATATGGTAGAACCACAGTTACTATGGTATCACTATTTGCTGCCATAAATTATCCTAGATATATTGAAACCAAAAATCACCATCTACCCCGATGCTATTATTGGGCGCCAATGGTGATACATAGTTGGTGGGTTGATAGTTCGTACCACTGAGTATAAAGTTTTTATCCCCACGGTCCACATATGCAGTAGTAGCTGCCAATGTAGAGTTTGATTTAGCGGGCTGAGTTATGGTTACTATTCCAGTGGTAGTCACCGTGGCGGCCAAGATTCCACTGGCCGCCAGGCTAATACTGCTGGTATCAACCCTCACGTAACTACTACCGTTAAAGATTCTGCCAGTATCAAAAACTGAAGTGGCCCCAGTAACAAATGCAGTGGTTGCCAGCTGACTGGTGCTGGTACCAACGCCAGCAGTAGGCGCGCTGGGTATACCTGTGAGAACCGGGCTACTTACTGATGCTTTGTTTACTGCCAGTGCTGCTATATCGTTACGTGCTTGCGTTACTTGCGCCTGAACCGACTCAATAGTACCATTTATCACCAGCGTACTAGAATTAATATAGCCAGTGGTGGTCGTACGCAGTTGTTCAACAGTTGAATCCACATATTGTTTGGGTGCAATATGTAGGGCCTGACTGGGTAATCCTGCCACACTAACCAACCCAGAAATACTGTTAATTGAAAATGCAGTATATGCACCAGCTGATACTATCAGATTTCCAGTGGAGGTGATTCCCGCTGAGTTTACTAATAGTTGATTCCCAGGTCCAATACTCAATGACCCCCTGATAGCGAGATCAGATGTGCTGGTGGATGGTACATCAGTTCTCAAAAATCTAGTGGGTTCTAAATTACCCAATCTCTGAGAATTTAGCGCAGTTCCACCAAGTATCCCATTATTATTTAATGTAATGCCCGGAGTCACTGTGGTAAATCCTGATATGGGAATCAATGGAACAAAGCTGTCATCTGCACTTACTATTGCAGTAACCACTGTATTATTATATAATTTGGATATAGTATGACTGGCACCATTGACATCCAGAATTACTTCTACTATTGCACCAATTTTTTCTAGTAATCCATTTTTTAGCTGATTAATTGACTGGTCCACAAACTGTTTTGGTGCAATATGTAGATTTTCTGTTGGGTTTCCCGTAACACTCACCAATCCAGTGCCACCGTTGACCCCCAGCGATACATGCGTGCCAGACACTATCCGTAGATTGCCAGTGCTAGCAATAGTTGACGTGCCATTGGCGCTGAATGCCAACTCACCTGCGTTGCCCACGGTAAGAGTGGGCCGCACTGTTAAGTTTGCAGTAGTTACGGATGGTACATCGCTGCGTAAGAATTGCACTGGTAGTAATGATCCCAATTGATCTGAGTTGGTAGCTGTTCCGGTGAATTTTGTTAAATCACGCAGTATCATGCCAGGTGGTATGCTGCTGAATCCATCAATTGGAATTGCTGGCGTGAATTCTGCATCTGAACTGAGTATAGCAGTCACTGATCCGTTATTATACAACTTGGTTACAGAATGTTGAACTGAGTATATGTCCGGCACAGTCTCAACCAATGCACCAGCTTTTCCTGATAGCACACTGAATGATGGCCCAACCACAACCCATTCAGTTCCAGTCCAGATACGTAACTGCTGATTCACTGAGTCCCACCACCGATCGCCCTCTCGTGGTACGGCTGGGGGCAGTTGCGCACTGGTAAATCCAGTAACTGGTCGCCAGACACTACCATTGAACACCCGCATACTCTGGGTTACAGTGTCCCACCAAATTTGCCCAGCCACTGGATTCACTGGGTCTGTGGTGTTACTAAAATTTTCCAGAAGTCTAAGAAAATTTTCGTTCTGTAATTCACCGTAGTTAGTTACCTGCTTGCCGATGAACACCAGGCTACTGGTAGTATTGTTGGTCTGACCGTCCAGTACTCTGACCAGCAGAGTACCATCTGTTTTATTTACTAGATATGCCATGATTAGCCAATTGAACTCAGGTTGGACAGTGTTTGAATCCTCACTGTATATTCTATTTTAATTCTACGATTTAGTGATTTTTGTACTGGGTGGAACACCACATGTGTCAGCATTTTTCCAGTGGTTGAAAATAGTCCCAGCTCATCAAACACATAATCTTCATTTAAATTCTGGCTGTTGTCAAATGCCGCTTGCCCTGCTGGTTCACCATAGTCAATCAAACAAGTAACCAGTATGTCAGTATAAACTTTCCCAGGCACGTGCCTGATTTCAATTTTGCTGTTGGCTGGATCCAGATTGTCCACACTGGAGTCGTCTACCAATTTTGCATAGGTCTGGTTGTATAATGTGGAATTTTGACTAAACGTGTTGGCCGGCAGATAATTTATCACTCCAGTGGGGTCAATACTGGTGCCACCGTTACCAAAGTTCATGGTACGTATAAAATTACCTGATTTACCAGCCAGGCTGGATGCCATGGCCTCACTGATATTTTCATAATGGATGGCGTTGGTCTTATCCTGTATGATTTCGTTGGTATCAGGATCAGTGATGAGTATGTGTCCCCGAATACTCATACCCTGGTGTTCGTCAGTTTTCGTGGTGTCAAATACCTGATGGACACCATCCGTGATTGGTGTGTTACTATTGTACATGCTACCCTTAAAACTTCAATACAGCTACTTCAATCATTTTAATGGTTGAATTTGGGTGATCTTCCAATGCATACCCAATACCACAGCCTGGGTCGTATAGGTAACGATCCAGTGCACCAGCATAGCCAGGCCCTGCATTTACTAATCTGGTACCTTTACTGACAGGACCCATGACCAGACACGGAACCCGTCCAGCCAGTGCCACTGGTACTCCGGCAGTTTCGCTATTCATTAAATAGGCTGGATTGGTAGAAACCACACCAGCCACGTGTGGACAGTGTGAGGTAGTATGTACTGTGACTTCCGCGCTACCACCAAATACCACAACTGTACCAGCAGGGTACACGGCATCAGCCACATAATTTTCAGCCAAGTCAGCATATTGTGCACTAGTAGCTAATCCATATATGGTGGCAAATTTGTTACCAGCACTACCCAGGTTGATTGTTCCATTGGTAGTGGGCTGAATTGCGCCACTAACCACCAGACCAGAAAGTGTACCCAGTGATGTCAAACTAGAGGAAGTAACGTTCACTGCCAGTACCGTACCACTGAGAGTGTTGGCAGCAGCCACCGCAGTGATATTTATATCACTGGTTCCATCAAAATTCACTCCGTTAATTGCTCTGGCAGTGGCTAATTTTGTTGCGCTGGCAGCCTGTGTCGCAGTGGCAGCCAGGCCACCAATACTCAATCCACTGGCGGTGCCAAATAATCCGGCGCCCCCGCCGTTGAATACGGTGGCAGTGACTCCTGCAAAGGATGGGCTGGCTGAGACTCTCAGGTCCTGATTAACGAAACTTACCCCAGTCACTGTGAGACTGTTGTTACCATTGTTCACCCCAGTGCCACCGTATGCAGGTGAAATTACGCCTGCATTCCAGGTACCAGATACCAATGTACCTAGACCAGTCACATTAGGTTGATTGGCGGTACTCAACGACCCCACTAACACTGTACCTATATTTCCAATGATTGCGCCAGTGATAGTGCCACCACTGATCAGTGGTGCAGAAATATTCGCGGTGGCCGCGATATATGAAGTAGCAATGCCACCACTGGCCGTTATTAATCCAGTGGTAGTAAGAGCACTCACATTGCTGCTCAGGTAAGTTTTTAGTGCCAGGGCACTGATTTTGTAGGTAACACTTGCGGTTTCTGCAGGAAACGCAGTAGCGTCAAATACAGCAGCCTGTGTTGGTAAGTTACCAATTGTTATTGTCCCAGCCATAATAAATCCTTAAACTTCTTCGTTATATTTATTTATCCGCATCAACTATACTAGTTCTTCAGGAATACCGCCTGTGGTGTTCGGCTACCGCTAAGTCCTGACCCATCAAGAATTGCACTATCAAATCCCACTTGACCCAACTGTTGATCCAGATCATCCACCAACTTGGCATTAATGCCAGGCGATGAATCAGTAACAACCCAATTACCCAACTCAGTGTCACCGGTTACTGAATCATATGCAATTGCAACATTGGTCAACAATTGTCCCCGGTTAACCGCTGGATTAGCAATTACAAATAGCCCTGACACTGAGCTACTGCTGGGTAAAGTATACGGGATACTGGCAACAATTGTAGTACCAAAATTATCTACAACCACATTGCCCTGGTTGTCAACAATATCACTGGGCAGGACACTGGCGCCGGCTATCAATGTACTGCTGGCCAGTTGCTGCACGTCGATGATTGAAGCTTCAAAATTATCAACTAGGAAATTATTGTTGTTATCCACAATATAATTGGCTGTCCTAAAAGTATTCAACCAGGAGGTGGTGTGCGATCTAAACATATCAGGCAATTCTTGCTGATCACTGCCATCAACTACATCAGTGATCACATCAGCTACCATTGTGGTTTCTACTATTTGCCCGTTCACGAATGTGTTTACCTGCTTGACATAGCTGACTGGGTGCACAGCTGGCGCGCCAGTGCCATCAGTACCACGCCTTAAATTTCCCAGCGTGTGATTTTTCAGGTCCATTGACCAAAACGTAATACGCTCTCCGTTTATATACACTACGCCGGGACGATTTACGCTGGAATCTGGTGGAGATATCAGTGCAGCATTTACTACATGTATCAGTGTGTCAGTCAGATATAGTGCCTGAGTCAGTGATGTACTACGGTTAACTGTGGTTTCACTATCGCTGATTTTGAAATACTTGGGCACTGTATTTTTTGCAGTGTACTGCTCCAATTTCTGTGCATCAGTGAGCGTACTGGTGATATTCCAGGTTACTTCGTCAATGTACACAGCTGGATTGGTTTGCATATTATGACTGATGCGATACCCTACAGTACCACTATCCAACTGAGTATACACACTGATGTTCAACGCATCAAACATTCGCCCAGGAATCATTTCCTGAGGGGCATGACTAGCATATAAATCCACATATGCTCCACCCTGCACCAAAATGTCCTGGGGTCTAGTACCCAGTGCTGAATCCAAGTAGTCACTGGAAACCACACTGTCCAGTGTGTTTACGTCGTTGAAATCAGTATATCCAAATGTGAGATTCACACTGTTAAACTCATTGCTTACAGTATTAGTATCCACTATCATGGAATATGGACTAGCAGTACTCTCAGTCCCAATTACTGATGTGAAATTCACAATACCAAAGTTGGTATCGTTTAGATCCGATCCATATACTCTGATGGTCTGATTCAATTGATACCCCAGCTCAATGAAATTCACTGTCTTATCTGTACTCACTATACTGGAGTTTGCATTGAAGAATGATATATTTCCTCCAATAATTAGATTACTGGTAAAATTCTGAAATCCTGCGCCAAGCACTTGTGTTCCGGGATAGTCTATGCCGTCAACTAGTATACTTAAATCCTTCACTGGCATACCAATGCCTGGCGCATAGTATGCACTAACTCTATCATTATTATGCAACAAAACATTTCCAGCTGATACCAGCTGATATAATCCTGCATCAAAAGTTGGTTCGCTGTTGCTTACACCAGCCAACGGCTGATACACCAGGCCCTGATGTGTTACCAGATCACCACTTTCAACCCACACTGTGATCCCATCACCGCCCAGCTGCAATTGGTACTCAGTGTTGGGCGACCATGTTACCATGTTGGAAGTATAAGAAATACGATCAAACTTCAGTTCAGTGGTAATACTACGTGGAGCATTATAGCTCATTGCTACATTGGATGAAAAATATTCCGTACGCAGCTTGGCACTCAACACTGCACCAGTTCCGTTTCCGTTAACAGTTACCATTGGAGTGGAAGTATAACCGCTGCCAGCATTTTTTAACTGAATTGACGTAATCGCACCAGTACTGATATCAATTAACGCAACTGCCAGCGCACCTGTCCCGCCGCCACCACTGATGGTCACCGTGGGAACCAGAGAGTATCCTGTTCCACCAGTGATTACTTCCACCCCAGTAACACTAAAGGTATGATTTCTAGTCCAATCAGCATACTGGTTAGATTGCAATGTCTGGGAATCTGATGCATAAGTTCCGTCCGGGCTACGGAATGTCCCACTTACTGCATCAAAATATCCCGGTAAATCAAAGTCAGTGGCACCCACATGTGCTGGATCTGCACCAGGGTACACTGGTACATATTCTCGTACCTGTGTACGATAGGGCTTAACCTCATCAATATAACTCCGATAATAATCAGTATTGTCTCGCTTGTAGCTGGGATACTGTGCTAGATCACGAATCTTGTGTAATACATTCACGAAACTAGTTTTAAATATCCAATCAGTGGATTGTTGCTCACTAAAGATATAATTTACCAGGCTAAAGAATAATGTGTTGAACTCGATTTTCAATTGACCGACAAAAATATCTCGGTACACTGACTCAATAATATATCTTACTTCCTGATTGGGTGTCTGATCAAATCTGATGGTATCAAAGTTGTCGTTATCAAACCCCATGTTACCACTGGCCAGATCGTATATGGTGGAACTTAATTGTATGGTACCAGCCTGTATGCATCTCAGCGTTATTGTGGTACCGTCATAGCCGTAATATGCAAATCTTCCTGCGCCGTTGTCATTTAATCGCACAGTATCACCAGCAGCAAGGGACAGTTTTTCAATTTGATAAAAATAATCCACTGTGTGCGTGGGTTTTACTGTAACGTCAAAAGTAGCATCACACCAATCAACCTTTTTCCAATACAAGTTGGTATTGTAGCTTTGAATCTTATTAATACTCCAGGATTTAGTATCAGTGGACCACTGATTAATAGTCCATAATGTAGTGTTATACGCTGCATCATAATATCGCTCATCACTATTAATCAGTACTGTGTGTCCATCAGATATCAATGTTAAGTCAATATAGGTAAGCTCAGCATATGTCCCTACCTGTTGTGCCCACTGCCCCAAGCTAAACGCTGGAGTTAGCTCCTGGCTGCCCAGTATGGACAGATCAGTCTGATCCACGATAGGATATAATAGGAAAACATTATTACAAAATTTTACAAAATTTTCCAATGCCAATTGACGATTTACAAACATTCCCTGACGTGGACGGATACTAATTCCAGTCCGATTCACTGGACGTAGAGTGGGATCTGGTACAATCAGACCAAACCTATCCAGCCCAGCTAAACTGTCTTGCAACTTATCCACTATCCGTGTAGGAACTGGTACTGTGGCTGAATTCTCTGATATTAATTCATACTCACTGTGTATGATATCAGTGTTATTCACTGGGCTATAGGAAATATGCACCGCAACCTGACTGGCAGTCAACTGACTGGCCACGTTAAACAGACTAATTGCGTCAGTACTGATGGCCGCCGCATAGCTAATACCCTGCTCTTTAGGATTGGATATTAATCTACTGATAGCACTCACACTGTTGACTTTACTGGCTTCTACACTCACTGATGTTTTTCCCGACACCCAAAAATAATACATGGTACTGAACATTCCAGTACTAGCATCCACCCGAGTATAGGCAACATATTTAGAGTTGTCAGTGTTTCTCGGAACCCCGTTACCGCCAGTGGTGATATACTGGCTGGGCAATACTGCACTGCTAACCCACTCATATACGCTGATCACACTACCCGGAAACAATTCCCCCCAGTGTGCATTGCGATAAACAATATCACCCTGCTCGTAGTTTAGATATCGCATGCTGCTGGTATCCCACCAGATCTTACCCATCTGCTGGTCAGTCCAATGGAAGGTTGCACCCGGTGCCTGATTATTATATATGGCTGGGTCAGCTTCCACCATAAAGTCTATGTCCTGCTGTGCAATTCCCAGTATTTTACCCTTGACTGGATCAATGAAGTCCAATCTGCTGAGAATTTTCTCGGTAACTGTATTATATATGTAAATTTTATCTATGGTCAATGGCTCAACCAGTGGCCCAAATGCATTACCCAGTGACCATCCTTGGCTGCCTGGATTGGCGGTGAAACTGAATACACTGCCACCATTAACCAACACTGCGCTGTCATTGGTGGCGCCTACTACTATGGTACCACCATGAGTGTCAATTGACGACCCAAAGTTAAAGTCACTGCCCACCTGCTCAGGTCGCAACTGCTGTGTGAAAGCATACTGATCAACCACTGTGGAAATGTCAGTTTGTAGCAGCTGATACACATATACTGCACCGGTATTGCCAATCTGATCATTGAAGTAGGTACTATAGCTGTCATAGGTAGTGGACTCACGATCAAATATTGTGTAATCAAATATTGCGGCCCCCACACTACCCACTAACAATTGTCCACCAGCATCACTGAGTTTAACTGTGGTACCAAAGTGTTCAGTGTTATCAGCATACGGATGAGTAATATCCTGCACCAGCTGATACACCTCAATACCCAGTGACTGTAATGCATTACCACGACCGGGCAATATGTTTAATGAATTTACACCATTAATTTTTAATGTACCGTCCATCTGTTCAGCCAGCACTCCTGGTAAATTTCCTAGATTAATACTATTCACTGCACCCAGTAAAGTGGCAGTGGAAAATATTATTTCCACACCATTAATAAAAATACTGTCACCAGGATTGATTACTGGATCCACTACTGTTCCCTGTGCTTCATTGTACACCAGTCCGTAATTAAAAAATATACTCACAGCACCACTAGCATAATTGGTAGTGGAATATGCTGGCGAAGAAACTGCAATAATATCGCCAGCAATCAAGTCAGCAACTTGCCCAAATTTCTGATCATATCCTTGTGATAATTCTTGAACTAGTGCAAACTCAGTGGTCTCCACTGTCACCAACACCCCACTGGGAAGAGTACTGGTAAAATATATACTGTTGCCCACTAAATCATAATCTAGTTTTTCAGTCTGTAAAATATCATTTATGTATATATTTTTACTCTCTGATATGGGACGAGACACAGTAAATGTACTATTAGTAATTCCAGTGGCTCTGAATCCCTCAGATACTCTGCTGTATATTGAACTGATATTTGCACCAGGCGCCCCTACTAGTACTAGATCACCAGTGGTGTTGGATTTTACTGAATGCCCGAATTCACCCGTACCACTGAACATAGTGGATTCCTGATACCTACTATGGATAGCGACCGTGGTATTTGACCCTGGAATGGGTGCAACTGTAAATTCAATTGCAGGATTATCAGTGCTACCAGTGATCTGATATTCAATATCAGGAATCAATGTACCAAAATTTCCTGTGACCAGCACATCACTGGCGGTAGAAATCTTATTATTAGCGAAACCCGCTGGTAAAGTAAAATTACTAGTGATGCCATCTCCTGAAATAGTAGCAGGAGCTACCAATATTGGTAGGTTGGTCCATGCATAAACATGTACCTGGTTGTTTCCTGGTGATCCTACATATAACCAATTTCCGTCCTGGCTGCTACTCAAACTATAACCAAACCTGCCACCAATGGCCCCGGGAACTGTGAGTACTTGTGACAGGGTGATACCATCAGATTGATTAATATTATATACAAAAACTCTACCATCATTGTTATTACTAGCAGGTGCAGCTACTATAAAAGTTTTATCATTGGCTGAAATAGCTGACCCAAACAGCCGTGTGCTGCTACTTGTTGAGGTAAAATTACTATTCTCATACCAGTCACCACCAGTGATTCTGGTAAAAATTGCTGCTCGACCAGTATCACTTCCGGGTGCACCCGCATACATGGTTAACCCATCATCACTCAATTGTACACTGGCACCAAATTGGTCCTGCCCACGATAGTCAATATTGTCCATTAGTATCTTGACATCACTGGTCCAGGGTGTGGATTTTACATATGTGGCCCACTGTTCAGCGGCATTATCATTGTTGACCCATACTCTATCCTGATCGTTCCAGCCACTGAGTGGCTGTATGTCGTTGATCTGCGTTATATTATCCACCACCATGCTGGATAGTTTAAATAATACACCGCTACCGCTCAGCGATATCAGGCTGCGCAGCGCAGTATAATTGGCGCGTAGTACTATGGAGAATGTATTTCCCCCAGTAACCTGATTCACTGAATAAAAGCCATCGAATCTGCTGTCCAGCTGTTTGATGGCAATTACATCACCAACTCTCAGGGTATGTGATCTGTTGGTAGTAACACTGGCAATATTATCTATGCTGTATGCGATACTCATTACATTCGTGCCTGTCTCACTAGCACGAAATACATTCCAATGACCTTGAAAGTCTTTGGCACACCATATAGTAAATCCTTGCACTAACCTGGGCAACAGGTCAGCTAGTTTAGTAAAGTCAGTCAGATCATATGCAGTTGCATCCACATCATCAATATTCACATACCCTGCTGTAGGTAAAGTTGTCCGATCGGCTGCACTTTTATATACCTCAAATATGTCAGTCACAGTGTTAGCACTGGCCTGATATAAATCCTGTATCTTGTACTGTAATATGGTACTACTGGGTACCTGTGAGTTAGCAATCAGCTGCACTGGTGCAGGATTGGAAGTCACTGATGATTCTGGTAATATGAGTTCCACATACCGATTACTATCCAGGGCACCATATTCACCCACTCGCACTGCCCATTCTTCACTGAGCTCGATCAAATTTCTGGAGCCAGCGACCTGGGCACGGGCCAGCGCGAGTATGGCATTCTTGGTGCCCTTTTGCTTGATATATCCCTGATAAAATTTAACCTGAGTTTCAATATCCAGTGCTAAATCAGTGAGGTACCCGCGCTCACGAAATCCAATTAATCCGTTGCTATAGAAATTAAAGCTTGGGTCAATGGGTTGATTATCCACATCGTAGAATGACTCGAATTGCTTTGCATTGGTGGCAAAGTTCGGAAGCATTCCAGTTTTGATACTGTTGCGATCAATACGTTTCCAGCTGGATCTAATAAACAGGTCACTGGCTATCAATTTAGTCAGTGCTACATAATAGTTGGTCTTGTATGTAACCAAATCACCACGTTTGTAGTCTATACCTGGCTGCCAGTCATCCACATGCGAATCGTTGTATACAAATCCTGACGGGTTCAGTGCACCAGACCAATCAGCAGTCTTGATCCCCACTAGCTTCAGACGATACTGTCGATTTCCAGTCCCTGGATTATAAATGATATCATTAAAAACTGTGCGGTTATCAAAAATTAACACATGTTCATACTGTACCATATTCAGTTCTGCATAAGCAATAGTCTGTGGTTTGATAGTGGTTACGCTGAACTGGTTATCCACACGCAACACAGTGAAATTATTTTTCTTGATTACTTGGAAATTTGGGTCCAGCATTTTGGAACCCACCGGGGTACTGGTTATCTCGTCCACCACGCTGTCAGTGCTTACCACTTTAATGCTCTGGTTTACTGGACTGAGTATGATTACATTCCCAGGGCGCCATCCCTGCTGACTCCATTGTAGGAACTCCCTGGCACTGAGTACCCAGTCCTGTTTAGCAACTAGGTCGTAATCAAAATCGTTAAACACAAATCCTACACTCTGTAACTGTCGCTGATAGCTGACCAAAAAGTCTACAACCTCCTGCTGGCTAGTAAATTCAAATCCATATGGCACTCTCACTCGAACTTTTTCATAGTTCTTATAAATTATACCAGTTAGTTTTCCTGACGTAACAGTATATGCGCTACTATCAGGTATGCTGGGCACAATGATGAAATATGGGTCAGACATACTGTAACCACTGACCGTATATCCGTTTTGACTTTTTTCTACAATTACTGCGCTATATGTGAGTTTAGCAACTGGGACACTCTTGTACAGCTGAATACGATAATTCTCGTCAGGCACGATCACACTGGTATTGGTGCTCGTGGGGCTACCTTGTTCTGCTAGTATCTTGACTGAGCCTTTGTCTAGGAATCCAGATGCCTTGTAGCTGAGTAATACATCAAGATTTTTTAGATTACGTTTAATCCGATCCTGTGGATCAGCAATTCCAGTATTTTTTAAATTCTCACAGATCCAATTAATATACCCAGCAGTGCGTTGAATTTCACCAGTATCATCTGTGCGCCCATTAATCTCAATCTGAGTAGGAGTCAGATGACTATTAGTGCCAGTAACCAAATATTGTCCCACTAGCGCATCGTATTTAAATCTATCCACATTCACCAGGTGACTAAAATATTCAGCCGGGCGGGTTAGTGCTTGCGCCTGCTGTAATGCATATGGATAATCACTACTGCGTCTCCAGGCGGTTTCCACTGGGCCCTGATCACCCACTGCAAAACTTACATTGGCATCCAAGCTACTAAATCCTATCACACAGAATTTTTCTGGACTCAACAGGTTACCAGAATCATCAACTGGTATAATAGTTAGCAGACCTGGTCTTGCATATGCACTACTGATCCCGGCACGTGGGCCTGCATGTATATAGCCCAGACTCAGCTCACTCCACAGTAACAAATTTCCACCAGTGTAGGGGGCCACACCATATCGGGCCACCCACCAGTCTGGCATACCACTGAATCCTAGCATCTCCCAGGGATGGGTATTAGGACGATCAGTATCAAATAACCAATGGAACACTGCTCGCCAGGCACCAGGCAGGAACTCAGCATTTATTGTATCTCTAAAATTTTTGTAATTCCAGGTTAGCGGATTATTACTCTGGAATAGTTTGTTATTAGTAAAGTCAACTCGATTGGCACCAGCCCAGGTTAGAAAACTAGAAGTTAATACTTCATTATATTCAGTCAATGAGTAGTCAGTGATCCTGAACTTACCCGGCTGCTGATCATATAAATGCTGATTGGCAAATGGCTGTTTGAGGTTATTATATATTCTTAATTCGAATTCTAGCAGCAGGTCGTCCCGATAATCACCAAACGAGGGAGTAATACTGCCGTCGTGTCCCTGAATTACCAGCATGGGATTACTGTATGTATCATCCAGATATAGTTTAGGCAAAAAGCTAGGATGCAATCCCAATTTAGTGGGAGTTTCAGGTAGGTAGTTGCCGTCTGTGCTACTGTATTCCACCACAGTGAGTATGTCACCATAGTTTAGATTATAACTAGCATGAATGGCAAAACTGGGGCTTAGCTTGCTGAATTCATAATCCAGTCCTTTAGTCAATAACTGTGTGGTTTTTTTACCGTTCACTGTTTTGGTTATATATATCAGTACAGCCAGTGCACTGAGTATAGTGTCGTCAAATCTAGTTGTTAACTCATATGTTCGAATTCTAGGGTCAAATACAGTATAGGCTGGTAGCACATTTTTATTGAAGCCCCAGGGTAACATGTCGCTATGAAACCAACTAAAACTATTATTTTTTACTGCATTAATAGTGGATAATATTTCATCCAGTGTACCAGCAATGTCCTGCACATTCACTTCTACCCTGGTGCTTATCTCCAGTATTTTATTCTTGAACCTACTGTATTCTCGCTGAGCTAGCCTGATGGACTCCATGAAATTCATGTTTCCATCCACTAGGAACAAGTCAGCATACACTGCCGGCGCAGCATGACGAAGTATGGTACCTCCCTGGGACTTGACATTTAAATCTCTCAAGTTACTGGATCCTGGAACTGGACCTAGTACCAGCTGACTGTTTTCTGCTAGTTTACCCAGATGGTTACGCATTTGTCCTAGTGTTAAACTATCAAATTTCTGATTCAATGGATTTACATCCATGTTCTGTGGAACCTGATAATAGCTCAGTGCACTACTGCTGCCGCTGTAGAGTAAAATGTCCACTGTGGTGCTAGGCGCTAGCATATCGGGATTCACTAATACTGCCAGTCTGGCACCCACACGCGCCAATCCAAAATCATTTACTGTGATTGTTCTGCTGTTGATCAGTACCTTGATATTGGGTAGATCTGTACTAGGAGCCGGGAGTACGTCAATCTCAAATAGATTGGAAACTCCGTCTGCAACATAAGTGATCACCTGGTATTGTTTACTCTGTTCAGCAGCTGGCTGCCAGATATTTCTTTCCACAACCTCACTAAGTGACTTGGTGATATGTAAGTATCCAGTGCTAACAGCCACTGGCAGTGTACTGGCACCCACCAGGTAACTAAATTGGTCCACGTCAAAATTGTTATTAAACTGTATGTCACCAACATTGTTAAAGGTACGATAGCTTAGCGGAAACCCCAGCACAGTATCATTTTTACCAGTGCCCTGGCGATAGCTGAATATGGAAGTTCCTTGAAAAGTGGAATTAACATATGTACTATTATCCCCAAAACCCACGCCACTGGATGAAAATACATCAAATAGCGGCGCCTGATTCAGTATGGTTTTTTGCTGTGATAAAACCCAGTTTACACCATTATACCAGTATGATTTGGCCACATTTTTTACTAACACACTGTGCCCTGCTAGGATCACTGGATCAGCTGTCTCACGTATGATCCCCACATAGGTATTGATAAAATTATCTGCACTGTTATTAACAATTTCAAAAGTATAGATCTTGCTGCTAACCAATGCATTTGTGTCAGCAGAGAAAATTACACGGTCACCATGAGTCAGCGTAACTCTCTGGCTGCCCACTGAGTACACTGCTGAGATTGGGTTATCCAGTACTGAATTCTCCACTACCTGATACGCATCAGTGATAGTGGTGTCCAGTATATCCACTGTCCCTTTGCTCACTGCGCCGTGGTTAAATAATTTAAGACCAGCGGAGAATTCAATTATGGGCCTATTGGCTCGTGCAGCTTGATCTAAAATAAGTTCGCTGGTGTTGTACCCAGCAGTGACGCTGAGTATATCTATATGGAACCAACGATTTGATCTGCTCCAAGCATTGGAATCAATACTACCACGATTGATAGTTAAATAATCTGGCGAGCTATCACCTAATTCAGCCGCCACCAGACCACTGACAGCAATCAATTGAATGGAAGTACCCACACCTTCCACAAAATATTCAGTATTACTAAAGGACCCAGCAGTGCTATCAAATTTTATTTTTAATCCATTGGTAAATATCACACCGCTGGGGCTAACATAGCTGGAGCGGCCAATGATATCTGTACTTGGGTCTATGGACACTGCACTGGGCTCCACTATGCTGAATAACCCAGCAGCTCTGCCACTGAGAGCATTCTGATAGTACAGGGTGGATAGTGGCGCGGTGATTAATGGTATTGCTACATAGTGTCCTAAATAATCAATGTAGTAACTACGGGTGGCATTCTGATTCCCGCTGTTAACGTACACTTGCTCATTGGAATTTACAACTGCTGACGGATTCAGTGATATGTATCCGTCCTGATCCACGTATATTACCCAAACATTGGTCCTTAATGATTCAGGAATAGTGATAGGACTGCTTACCCCAGCATCTCTATCATTTAGCTGTAAAATATCACCTAATTCAGTTGCCAGTGCTTGATCAACAATATAACTAGACCAAAATTCATCGTCCAGCTGACTGTCCACAAAAATTATTTTTTTATTATTTAATCCAGTAATTACTCCATCAATGCCACCAAACTTGGATATAACTTCAGTCTGAAGTGCACCTTGTAAATCACGATAATCCAGTGTAGTGGCATAATCTACGGTTTGCGCCACCGGCATTCCAGTAAAACGTAGCTGCCCATTGAATTGCGGCACATTAAAAGATACTGTACCAGTACTAGCACCGTTATTTTCTACTCCCAGCACACTGCGTACATTGATGTTAGGAAAGGATGGATCAACCCCAGTGAAGCTGGATTTTGCCTGTATCCAAAACTCACTGTCAGTGATGTTGAATTTATATTTCCCACCGTGTGCCAACACCAGATTGGGGTTTTTATTATTAGGACCAGTGTCAGAAAAAGTATATGCACCAGTGGCTGCATCCACGGTGACATCCCAGGTATATTCCAAGGGAACACCACTTGCCGAAACTGTGACGGCATCTGGGCCATCAGGTAGCCAGTAATACTGGCTAAAGTTTACAAATTTATCAAAATCAAAGTGACTATCATAGCTGTACATGTCTCCACTAAACAGTCTGCTGTGATTTCCAGTTTTACCACCGTAGTACTTGATAATATTTACCATGTCCACATAGTTACCATAGAACTCCACAGTATCAGTATCAGGGTCAACCACCACTGCGGCTGGCTCCAGCTGGTAGTTCTGTCGATCGATATTAATTTCCTTGATGTAGTCATCAGTGGCCTGATAAGTAGGTGCAAATTTACGCCCAATGTACCCGTTAACTTTCTTGAACTTGGGCTCACTGACCAATTGGTCCAAGGTAGCGTTTAGAAACTTACGGTTAGTGTCGGTACGGAATACTTCTGGAAGAAAGTCTGTTGTCTTGATATTGTTTGCCATTGATTTCTGTCTGTTATAATGTATTTAACCCTGCCGCGGACTGGTTTAATTGAGACGCGGTGATTGCATTAATAATCGCCACATTATCCACTGTGGCTGCACTCTGTATGATTTCGTTTGCTTCAGCATTAATCTGATATAATCCGCCAAATTGTGCACTGGCAGAATTGGGCACCATTATAATGGAACTCACATTGGGCGTCAGCTGATTGTGCAAATATGCACTAAGTTCGCTGAAGTAAAATGTTTCACCAAAGTCCCAATTGGCTATCTCAAAATAACTATTAATGGCCGCCACTACCTGAGCCTTGACATCATTATCACTGATAGTAATACTGGAATTTTTTACAATCTTGAAAGTTGCACGTAATTCCTCATCAGCCTTGCTACCAAATATTAACTTAAACTTAACACTGTCGTAGATAATAGTGTCACTGAGTGCTTTGAGATTCTCCAAGCTGGAGTAACTGGTGCGTAATTGTTCAGTGGTAGGGGGCACTGGTTTAATCACACGATTACTAGTGTCACGCACCCAAGCAGCATAGCTGGTATAATATGCTCTAGTGAGTATGTACAAGTCCATGATATTATTGGGACTAGGGTCTATCCTACGATTATTGGGACTATTGTGTCGGTACTGAAAATAGATATCCTGCCGACCCAGTCGAGCCACATGGTTGGTATCCTCAACTAGTGCAATATTTCCAGATACATAAAATTTATTCTCTGCGGTTGCGTAAAATAACTGTCCAGTTTGATATAGCACTGAATTATTTAATATAGAATTTTTGTCCGAATACATGGTTACTACTCTATCCGAGTCCAACACTTGATATTTTATAAAACTACTGTAATCAACTACTCTTTCAAAAAACACATGCCCAACTGACGCACTACTACTCACTAATTGTGTAAATAATGTGGGATCGTCAGGTATCCCATCGTTATTTGCATCAGGAAAGGTGACTAGGATTTTTTGTGTGTCTCTATACCCATCTGGCTGCAATACACTATCATATATATACCACAGCTGATCGTGTGCTAATGCGGCGTTATTGTCTGGTTGACTGTTGGATCTAAGAACTTTTACATGATCCCTTACCGTTAACCCAGTGTTGCTGTCGTACACTTTTACCTGAGGGTCAAAGTAAAATCTAGTTTGAGTAGCGCTCTCAGCATAGTAATATAGATTTCTCTGTGTAATGGTGTACTGCCCATCCTGATAAGTAAATGCCAGGTACCAGCTGCTGTCCATCTGAGTACCAGCAGTGCTGGCATCAAACGTGCCTAGACTCAATGACGATGCGTCAACCAGTACCCATGTGGTGTCCGGTACAACCCCAGTGGCTTGAATATTATACCGTACTCCGAAGTTTTTATTGGCCAGTATTTTATTGCTCATACTGGTCACCAAGCTAGTGGACCAATCATTTACGAACTTGGGGATCAATGATTCCATCACTGCACCAGTGGGTATCACCTGACTCAAGGTGGCCCTAATCCCAGATATCTGATTTACCGCAGCATATATGTACATTTTGTCAGTGGGCACTGAGCTACTGCCCATGATTAATTGGTTATCCTTGTTAAAATAATATCCTGCAGGGGGGACAAATTTTAACAGTGCTCCGGTATCCAAAAATCTAAAATCGCTGGCAGTGGCGGTGGCTATTCCTTCGCCAGCATTAAAGTATCCCACGCTGGTACCAGAACTCACTAGTGTTTGCGTCCACACTGCCACTGGCGTGATGATAGGAACCGCGGAATCATAGAACAGATGCGATATTTCTCTGCTGCTGATCATGGGCTTGGCCACATTGTATAATATACGATTCACATCACTGTTAGTATTGTAAGTAAAAGTCGATGTGGAGTTTGCATAATTTTTATAAATCAGCCCATCATCAGAAAATATATTTGTACTGGAATATTTACCACTGGTATCCATCACATCCAGATAACGACTAATACCACTGCTGGTGCGATTCACCGTTTTTACCTTGAGGATATCATTAAAACTAGTGTAGGGTAGTGTGTTGTAATCCTCACCAGTGATCATACGATTCTGTGTATAATACTGTTGTGGTGCTTTGGTACGTATACTTTCAATTGACTCAGCGGCTGACGCATTGGCCACTGTGTAGTTTAAATCTGCCACAATGGTCAGAATTTCCGCGCGGTTGTTACGACTCACATATGGAATCCTGATGGACACTGCTTGCATTTCATCAGGAGTGATCTTATATTCTAATCCGTTGCTTTGGCGGTAAAAAAATCTAAAATTACCCTGTGGTACTGCTGCAAACGCACCGTCACCAAACACCAAATCAATCTGATCGTCCCTGGTGGTATTCACTTGAAACAGATTTTGTTGGTTGGACTGATTGTATATGATATTCAACCCTGCTACCGTGGGCACCTGTGCCCACTGGGTATCCACTATATTTTGTGTACTCAGTGAATACAACCAGGTATCAGTATTATTAATTCTGGGATAGTTAATGTTTACCACACGATTGGGTAGACTATCATTAACTGCGAAGTCCAGTGACTTTAGATCTCCCTGTTTGAAGTATAAAAAAAACCCAGTATTAGCACTGGAATTTCCCTGATTGTCATTACGATATAACATGTTAAACACACCAGTTGGTCGTGGATCTTTTTCGTATATATAGTTCTGATCGTAACTGGTTGCGCTGACTGCTTCAAATGTCATGGTGTTGCCTTCAACCAGTGCGGCGAACTTAAACACCGGCACTGTGGTGGCAACCACGCTCACACCATACTCATCAGTGGTAATCCCATTAATTAGACTGCGAGCACCAGGCTTTCCAACTACTTGGGTATTTACCAAACTGGCATTTATTACTGTGGTAAATTGCTCCTGCCAATTTTCATTACTAGCATCGTCCCAACTAACCAACAGGTTGGCCAAATTCAGCCCATTGCTATCCATTATGGTTTCAGTTGAACTGATACTGTTAAACTTTAAATACCCAGTGGCCGGGGTATTACGCTTGGGATTGTAGCTAATCATGCGTGCCAGCTTGAGGATGCTATCTCTGCGTTCAGCAGTATCAATAAAATTCTCACGAGCATTCAGATCAGTGCGAAACGCAAGACTTTGTCCCAGAAACGCAATCAGGTCGATCAGTGCAATATATTCACTGCTATCAGTGAAGTCAGTGAAGTCTTCTGGATAGTACGTGCGCAGATAGTCGATCATGGACTTACGTAAAGTGTCGTAGTCGTAGCTCTGAAAATCCGCATTGCGGAATGTTTGGTAGATTTTGGTCCAGTCTGATTGGACCAACAGTGAAGATTGTCTGGTGATTGCTGCCATTTTAATACCCGTATAGAGTATTTATAGCTATGAATTATCTGTTGCTATTATGCAGTGGTCAATGATTGAGTATCTTTGTTGAAGGTCAGCAGCATAAGAGAGGTCTGACCAGTGGGTATATAGGTCAATGAAATTCGTAGTCTAATACCTAATCCCAATTCCTGTACTAGCACATCATCCACTGCTACCCTGGGATCGTAATTAACTATACTAACCACATCAGCAATGATGATCTTCTTGGTCTGGTCATCCAGTGGCTCAAACAGCATGCTCCAGATCAGACTGCCAAAATTTGGATTCATAAGTTTTTCTCCCTTGCGTATGGAAAAATGATTTATTATATCCCTTTTGACCAGATCTATACCAGTGATCCTGAATTTTTTGGACTGATTGATAGTGTTAAACCCACTGTATGTTTTCATATGGTATTTATTTGTTTAAACTCAGTACATCAATGGCATAACGTCCCTGATTATAGGGTACGTCCCCAGTGATTCCCTGTGTACTGGGGTTCCCTGATTGTGCTCTCCAGAATTTTGCACTAGAGGTTGGATTACCAGTGGTTAGCCCAACCTGATTATCACGATAGAAATAGGCAACTGCTATCATACCAGCCACGGTACAAATATCATCACCTACTTGTATGGCCTGTGTCTGCACTAATATACTGTAATAGCCCGTGAGTATGGATTCCATGATGGTGTCCTGTACAGTGGGGCTGTCTAAATATGCCTGATAACTGGAGATACCTGATTTCCCAGTGTAAGCGTCAGCACGATATATTGCCGACGCACCGTATTGTCTCACATAGTCGGGTTTAATAAATCCATTATCACGTAGTAGCAGTGCGTTAATTTTATATCTACCAATTCTGTTTAACTTGGTATCATTAGCTGTGTATACCAGCTGACTCTCAGAGTACCCAATCTGAACCATGAGTGCCAGTAACTGGGTCCCCAGTAGTCCTGGAGTGTTGGAGGATGCTGCTGGAATTGCACCGGGTGCAGGGATATCCTGCCTCTTCATGGACTCAATTGGTGCTGGATTGTTTACAGCCTGACCAGTGGCGCTGTTAATCCCTGCATCTGCCATTGATGATTGAGCACTGGTTTGAACATTGGTCGCTGCGGTGGGTGTCTCCACTCCTGAAGAATACTTGGTCAGATATGCTGCATATTTTGCCTTGCGATCAGCCAATCCATTTTCCCCGCCATTAACTAATCTGGTTACTGCACTGACATCCGACCAGTTTATCGAGGCTGTTCTGGCGGCATTCAGTGTAAAAAAGAAATATATAACAATTTTAGCCGCTGACTCAGGACTCATGGCTAGGTCTGGATTGTTCACCAGATCCAACCCCAGTGACGACCCAGCTGTTGTATAATTTGATCTACCGGTCAATTGAATGAAACCACGTCCGCGAAACTTCCAGCCATCACCAGTGGCAGCCGGACCGTTACCTATCCTACCACCATATACCACATTGGCGATTTTTTCAGGCTGCCGTGCAAATGGTTCAGCACTGCTGACGTTGGGGAAGTATTTACTAAAAGTAGTAACTAGACCAGCTGCTGAATAATTTAAGTTCTCCTGTAATATTTTAAAATTTAATGATTCATGTGCACACTGTGACATTATGGCTGCCAGTTTAACTGGGCCATTTATCCCATATGCTCGCAATGCTGCCTCCATAATTCCCTCATTCCCTGATGATAATGGGGTAGTACTGATAGCAGTATCCGTATTTGACTGTGCTGAAACTGGCGGGACACACACACTGGATTGTTTTTCTGTTTTTGGCGCTGGTACTGCTGCCGCCTTACCACGAGTCCAGGGTTCGTGACTGGGGGTCACTGTGGTGATACTTTCAAATACATCAGGTTGAGTGACCCATAATCCCTTGACCTTATCCCAGGAAGTATCGGCTTTACTAAATGATTTAATTCCTGGTACACTGGGCACTACAGCTGGTGTTTCAGTATTCAGCAGTAGTTTACTCCCGCGCAGTATCATATTACCACTGGAATTAGCATTGACTGTGGTTCCTTGTAACCCCAGCGAACCAGACGAAAGGAGATTAATCTTCCCTGCATCAATCCCCACTGTGGCCGATGCTTTGATAAAATTATCACGACTTTGTGATATAATAGCAGCATCAGCTCGCAGTTTAATACTGCCCTGACTGTGCATGTTTATATCTTTGCCTGCATGTACATTGAAATCGCCCTCAGTGCGCATGGAAATACCACCAGCACTGTACATGTTAATTTGCCCTGATCTGCTAAACTCAATCCAAGCACTACCATCTGAATTTGCTATGTACAATACCTTGCTGGTATCATCCATGAGTAGTTGATGCCCACCGCTGGTGCGTAATCTAGCCAACTGACTACCACCCAATTGATCACCGTCATCCATTACCAGTGAATGTCCGCCTTTTCGTGCAGTTATGGTTAAATCTTTGACACTGAGGGTACCGGCTGCAAGCTTTTCAGCATAATCTGGTTGATCAGCTGGATCTTGCAAGGGCCTGCCAGGCGTACTCAGCCCAAATACCTGACTGGGACTCTCGCGCTGGCTGCTGCTGCTGATGGCCCCACGGACTCGATCACGATCCAGCCCCTGATTGATTAGAACATTAGCCTGGAACTCATGCACTGGTTTTTTATTGTTGGTCCAGGTTGGACTGAAATTTGCCTGAACATTCTGGTTGAACTCTGCAACTGGCCAATTACTTTCATCAGTGAACTTTTCCTGGAGACCCACTGAGGTGAGAGAGTTGTCCACTTTGCTGCTGGATGCTACCGCTGGTACCATGTGATGGCTTAGATTAGGGTTCACACATGCAAACCAATAACCTTTGTTCGGGTCACCAGCAATAAAAGTGCAGATTACCTGGTTTCCCAGATCCGGGACCACTGCCCACATGCCATAGCTGTGTGCTACATCCTCAAATCTATTGTTATCCGGTTTCATAAACTGTGTGGTTGCACCAGAAAACGGACTAGCATAACTTACTGTTTTCCATCCCTTGGCATCATCCTCCCTGGCACTCAGGTCTGGTATCCACACCTGTAGCCTGCCTGCCCGGGCTGGGTCCACGTTGTTCTTGATTATCCCAATAAATGGGCCTGAATCAATGCGCACACCTGGGGTATCCTCGCGACGTACATGTTCCGGTAACCGATTAATTAATCTCTTGTCGCTGCTCATTATCTACCTCCCAAATATTTTGTGATATCAACCACTGGTGCGCCATTTAAATCTAATCCACTAAATGCCCTGGTTACCTCTGCCAATTGCCCTGCTCCACCCTGCGGGCTGCTAAGGGGACCCACAATTGATGGTACTCCGGGCAGGGCAGCAGCGGTGTTTAACATCTCTGCACTGGCCAATGATGGTATGGCAGGTAGTTTCAGTTGTATATCAGGTGCCCCTATTAGTCTGGGGTCCACTGCTGCAAAATCAGTCCTAGCCTGTGCAGCTTGCACTGCGGTCAGCCCTGACGTGATGGCAGTATTACGTTCAGGACTGATGGTTGTCGTGACTGGGGTAGGATCAAACACTCGGATACAATCCAGTGTTTGCACAAACTGCCCCCTCGAAAACTCACTGGACACCAACATCACCTTGTAATATCCACTGAATCCAGTGGATGCATATTTGTCATTGCGCATGAGTCCAGTGGTTTCATCATAGTCCACTGGACTTTTGAATGTTATTGTACAGAATATATCACCATTATCCATGGATAGAGTGCCCTGATTTAGCATAACCTGTGACCCTCCCTGATTCAAATATAGATCATCCTGTTTGATAAAATGGGGGTCTCCTACGATTTTCAATTTGATGTTTAGCATGTCGCCGCGACTGCTAGTATATACGCTTTTCGCCGCCACTGCCAATTGCACCACTGGTGCAGTGTCAGCAGTAGTACTAGTCACACTGGTATCACCAGATTTAACTTGCATGGTAGCCGGGGTTACTGTACCAGCACCTCCTGGAGGTACGGAAGTTGGGTCAGCCAGGCTACCGTTACCGTTCACCGGGGTTGCTGCCTGTGTGGCCTCTGAGGCATTGCGATTGGCAATTATACTGGTGTAAAATGCAGTATCGAAATCCACTTGAAATTCAAGTATGTCTATGTTTTTCCCAGTGTAAATATAGTTATATTCTTTGACTGCACCAGTGGGCTGCTTTTTGGGTAAACTATATACTTTACTATTAAAATAATCATATCGCTTGATTGTAAAAGTTATGTCCTTGACATATTCATTTCGTTTAACATCAAACTGTCCCAGATGAACCTTGGGTATTATTTTAAACCATTGTACTAGTTGATTCAGTGGTAATGCTTCTGTTTTGGTGCCAGCATTTATAATTTGGTTGGTTAGGTATGTGCTATTTCGCATGACCAAATTTATCACATCAACGACACTGGTACCAGCTGAAATATTAAACACCGCGGCTTGTTTACTAAAATCATTACTGGGATTCTTGCTGTTTAAATCTGGGTTGTTTCCCTGTTGGGCTGACTTGCTGTTAGTAGCAAATGCAGTCCTGGCCACTGGATTTTTTTCAGGGGTCACTATAGCAGTGACTGATATACCAGGATCCACTAAAAATCTAATAGTGTTTGGATATTCCACTAATTTGTCAGTGACATTGTCTAGATTCCATGCATTCCAGGCACCTCCATAGTTTAATGCAACATAGGGCGCAGCAATAACTGCCACTGCTGCGGCAGTGCGAGCATTTTCTGCAACTGTTGGTCGTGACTTACGCGATATCGCATCTGGGTATTCAGTGAAGTTCGCTGCCGCACGCTCCCGGGCCAGATTCACATCAATTCTGGCTGCATTTTTCACACTGATTTGGTCACCCAATCCAGCATCACTACTGTCAAAGAACCCACCCACTGTACTGGCATGCACTGAAAAATTGGCAGGAGTTACATTCATGGATTCCAGCATTGCACCATGATTGAATGGTATAGCATTCACACGGTACTCAGTTCCTTTGACGCTGGGTGATATCTTGAATTCCAAGAACTGTATGGGTATTCTCTTGCGCAATTCAGGAATAGGTACTTGCGTATCTCCGAGGTCAGTGCTGCCGTAAAAATCAATCTGCATGAGATAAGGCTGTTTGAGATAATTGTACCCCCCCACTAATCTACTGGCTTCCATCATTCGATCTAATAATGACATACCATAGGGCTCAATGATAGTGAATCCAATTTCAATTGAGTTACTGCCCCTGCCACTGGCATTTAGCCCAATGGCTGTTTGCATGCGCAGGTTGTCAAAATAAAAGTCCTCGTGGAATTCACTATTACGGTCGTCTCCAGTATAATTGCCCGCTGATGATATTAATGCACTGCCTTTACCTGGAACCCAGGCCTGTGCTGCATCAGCATTGTCCAAATCAGCAATTGTGTTAAACTCAGCTGCTGACAGAAGAAATAATGTTATACCATAGGTGTACGTTGCATATGCATGTAATGGATTAGCACGAGGAGTTGGTGGCAATGTATCATTGACTTCTGTGGTAGATTGGTTGGACTCCACTGGGATAGTGTCGCCTGACGTCACGGTATCAGCATCTATCGCAGTACCTGACAGCGCAGAACCAATGGCAGTAGTTGCAGTAGTCACGGATTGTCCAGCTGAATTAATCAGTGAGTTTGAAACGTCTGACAACTTGGCTGCACCCTGCTGTACTTGTGAAGCTATAATGGGCAAATCTAGTAGTGCCATGAATTAAATTCCCAGATCAGTGATCAGCGTTTGTTTACTAGGAAGATAAATGGGCAACCCAGCATAGAACCCAAACACTGGATCCTGCAGACTATTGGGATTTCTCACTGCAAACACCCACCAGAGTGCGCTGTCCCCATACAGATCATGTGCCAGCATATCAGGACGATACTGATACACTGTATCAATGACGTACACTACATCGTCTGCCTTTTTAGTTATTGCCCGATAGGTCAATACATCCTTGAACTTACCAAAATTTTCAGTAGTAGCATATGGACTAGTGGGAGAATAGTTAATAGTGGCCATTAAATAAATCCCTTATCAAGTAATTTACCCTGGGCAAAGCTGTCCAGATTAAAGTTTTCAGAAGTATTTTTCCGTGAATATATGGGCTGAAGTGTGATTGTGATTTGGCTAGTAGTGGGTACTCTGGTAATTTCAGGTGTTAAACTAACACCGCCGGCTGCTGGCGAGGCAGATGGTGCTGATACCTGTATATAGTCCACCTCCTGCGGCATTTTATGCTGGAAACTGGTAATCACACAGGGCACATTGGGGAAATAATGACTGCCGTATCCATTGAGGAAAACCATTGGCGGCGGGTGCCCAATGTTTGCCCCAGACCCAAAAAACATTTTAGTAGCAGCTCTAAAGAAATAAATGCATGCCAGCACATACCTGCCCTCCTCCTGAGTCTGCACAGTAAAATCTCCAGTGATAGTAATGGCCTGTACTTCGCTGCCCTCGTATGAGTAATTATTATAATTGCTGTGTGTAAGATTGGCCGATCCATAACGTGCCATGTGACTCATTTGAATATCAGGGGTATAGGGAAATATCACCCCTGCAGATGCTCTGATAGGAGATAGCAGTTGATTGGAATCATCTGCATAGAGATAATCTGCACTGGCTGCTAGACTAATTTTTACGCGCCAGTCCAGAGTGGCATTTTCAAACGACACATTGGTATTCATCATGCGGTTAACAGTTGACTTTCCCTGAGTAGCAGTGAGAATTTTGGACGTAACTCTCCCACCCAGTCCTAATGCTGATGCTGCGCTTTTAGCCAGCCCCACTACCGTGTCAGATAACCCATCGGTCGCGCTAGATACCAGCGAATTAAGTGAACTAAAATTTAAATTTGCCATGATAATACTTGCTCTTTGAGTATTTATTGTGTTAGAATAACAACAACTATTATAGGATTTTCATGCGACATAATTATTTGAACAATCGAGACATACTCAAAGAAATACACAAGAGCAAGACTACGTACTGTGCATATGCCTCACCAGAGTTCGCTGAATACGATATTATTGTTCCGGATTTGCGTAAACTGGACACTGAGTCGCTACATATAGGCCGGGTACAACGGGCTGAGAGATTGGGTCGGGTGGCATATGACGCAGCCTGCCTGGACGGTCTCAAGCACCGGTTGGATGATTATAGTGTGGAAGTGGATTCCATACTGGATACCGATGTGGTGTTCAGAGTCAGCACCTGGGACCACGTTCCAGTGGATAACAGTAAAAAAGGCAAAAAAGTTGCCGCATATGTGGATGAAGATGAGGATGAAGTATCGGAATTCGATGCACCAGATGATGGCACAACCCCAGACAAGTACACCAGGTGCAACTTTCCTCCATTCCAGCATTTTAAAGTAGATGATCATGGGGAAGCATATCTGGTAGGCAAGAGTCACTGGACTGGTGACTTGCAAACTGGAGAATTTTGTAAAACACACGGTGAAGTCACACGCAAGCTGGCTGATATGTATATGAAATTATGCGAACGTTATGGTACTCGTAGTAACTGGCGAGGTTATACTTACAACGACGAAATGCAAAGTCAGGCATTGCTTCAGTTATCACAGATTGGGCTACAATTTGATGAGTACAAATCTCAGAATCCATTTGCTTACTA